CGCTCCTTTCAGACCGGATACGGTTGATTTTCAGCGGTTGCACCAGAAGCTGGTGCTAACCAGAAAACAACCAGTGTAACAAAACCCGGTCCCCTCTGTCCTTTTAGTAAGGACGGATTCCCCGTAATTTGATGCGAGCGCTTACGGAACGCCCTGCGCGTTCAAGGTGCTTCGCGTCTTGCGACGGTAAAACACCTCGTTTGAGGTGAAACTTCTGTAGAGCTCCGAAGTTATCGAGATGGCTTTTAGGCATCTCGTAACGGACAGCAACGCCGTGAATCATCGGCTGATGCAACTTGGAGTCCTGGTACTCGATCATTGGTTTGAACGAGACACTAGTCCTTCCAAGGCCTACAGACGTTGGCTCAACGATTTTCCAGCGACCCTTGAAAAAGCGGTCGAGGTGGTCGTCGAGATAACCTGCTGTGGTCCAGAACCCCTCTAAGTAAAGGAGATTCCGAAACGCAACAAGCCCAACTAACTCATTAGCGTCTGAGAGTTTCGAAGGCAATTCCTTTCGAAGGCGGACAGGGGTTACCCATTCGCCGTCGTAGTAGTCGCCTCCGCAAGATTCCCGGAACTTGCCGTTCCAGAAACTCTTGTCGCGGTTCACCTTGAGGCCGAAAGCCTCAAGATACGCGATAACTCTTTGCACACAATCAACGGGAACGATGATATCGTCTCCGTAGACGCGCACCTTGCCACGCAGACTTGATAAGAATGCGCGGTCAAGAGGTACCTTCCACTCTGCCTGTATGGCGAGGACCACAATGGTTGTAAACACCATGGCCTCCACCGGAAAGCAGAGTGCAGAGCCCATAGACGAGAACTTGGCTAGAGGAAGATCTTCTTCATAGCCAGGAACACGAGCCTTCGTACTCCTCGTCGCTTGGATCGCCGCAGACAATCGCGGAAACCTTTCGAAAAGGAGTAGTACATGCTCGTTCAAGACACGATCGGATGCTTCGCTCAGATCGAGCGTAGCGAGGCTGCCGTCTTGGCTGCCCTTGAGAGCCAGAAGCCGATTTGGTTCCTGGTCCTGAAGTCCAATCAGATCAACGCCGAAGTTGCAACGCTGACCACCGTAGGGTGGACGCGTTTCATCAGGGTTCTCAATGCAGTCAATAAACTGCAGGAAGATTCCCTGCTGACAATACTGCACAGCAGTAGGCTCTTCAGCGATGATTCTGGCGGTCTTGTCCGTCTTAGGGACTGGGGTCACCTGTACAGGGACCTCAGCCCCAGGCTCGAGGAACTGGACACGGTCCAACTGGTGGTCATGCCACCAACCGGGGGGGAGAGCGTAATCTCCGTACGGAAACACACTCTCCAACCTACGACTCCACTTACTGACAGAATACTTCGAGTTTCCTCGGAGTCCGTCAGCGGTGGCGCCGGGACCGTGCCTGGGAATGAACCTGAAGCGACTGGCTGGATCGACGATCTCGCGATCGACGAACTGGCCGGGCCTCTGGCCCGAGCGGTGATCAAACGTCACCGAGTTCGGGACATGTGGTGGTAAGCTCACCAGCTTACCCTTTAGCCCAAGGAGAACATCCAAGGGGTCCACATGTTTCACTAGCGATGTGGCTTGCTCGGCCCAAATCTGAGCTTTTGGCTCGTCATCCAGACCTGCTAACCAGTCATGCGCTAACCGATGCGTGTCGAGAACACTGTTCTCGACATGACTAAACACATCGGCCCACAGCAGAGTAGACGCCTTTCGGAATCGGGGAAGGAATTCCTCGAGGCTACTTAGGTCAAACTCTGCCAGTTCCTGCTCTATCTCGACGTACTGTCGCATCGCGGAAGCGATCCGCTCTTCCGAGCAGAGACGCTTCATCTTGCCAAAAACTGCTGTGAGGCAGCGTATGGCAAAGATGCAATCAA